GAATGCGTCACCACCAGTCTAGCGCCAGCAGGCAATGCTCTCAGCGCCTCTATCATATCTTCAACTCTTACAAAATCTTCCACAATAAACTCCTTTAACGCATTCTAAGCGCCATCAATTTCTTTTCCATCGCTTCAATCCGAGCCGCTTTTTTCGCTTCACGGGCTGCTAATTTTTGAGCCTTAGCACTCTGACGGAGTACCTTAGCGAAAGCCTTTTCTTTAGAGACCTGAAATTTCAAGTCTTGGATCTTCACTCGCAGGGCCTTGTTAATTTCCACATTACATTTGTAATGGGCTTGCGAATTAGCAAGGGTAATTTGGAGGTCTGTCATTTTCTATTTCCTTTTTCAATCGTTGTCATAAAGACAAGCCATCATGTATTGGTAATCCGACATTTCATCTTTTTGGACTACTTCTACAACTTCTTCGGTTTCAACTACTTCGGGCATTTCTTTTCTCTGTTTTTCAATCTATGGATAGAGTATATCACAATGGGCAATAATGTCAAGGACTTTCTGGAATACTTGACTTTTTTGCTGTAGTTAAAAAGTATTCAAAGTGGGTTCAAACAAGTCAATTAGTGCTCGCTCACTTTGGTGCGCTGGTTTACGCCCGCGGACTACGTCCAAGACCTCGTAGCGCCATTCACAATCGGCCAGAGTACGGAGAGCCTCACAAAATGCCCAAGCCTTGTTTTCACACTTAGCACGGCTGACATGCTTTTGCCAGCGGACCTTGACGGATCTCACAAATGCATGCCCTTTGGCTACTGTAACACCAATGTATGAATCACCGGTATCTACACAGGTGACACGGTACAGGACATGATTTCTGTCGGATCTTAATTTTCTGCTTTTCATGTAATCTATTATACCGATTCCTCGGTAAATGTCAAGTACAGAAAAGGTATTACTTTTTAATGGCTGTGATAGACATAGAACTAAAGTTTATACTTTGCACTTCAAAACCTACTTTTTGTAACGATGAAGTAATACGTTCCCGTATGGAAGTAATCGTATCGTTTTCAATATTTGTCCTAGCCCAAGGCGATAGTTCTGTGCGAACGTGCCACAGGGAAGAACAGGTGAAACGCATCACGAATTTCCCAGGAGCCAATTCGTGTTTTTGTGCAAAGTAAATCTTATTCATTACAAATCTCCAGGACTTCAACAACCCATGTAACGGGTACCTCGTACTTGGCTGCAATTTCTGCAAACGAAAGTATTCCTTCTTCCAAGTCACATTGGATATCAATAGCTAAGTCGGACATTCGGCTCATAAGGATCTCCAGACCATCAGGTCAAGCACAAGCACAGCAAGAGCCATGGCATAAACAAACCCGAAAACAAAAGGTTTAACATCAGAATTCATATTTGATTTCTCTTTCAACATGGATACAGTATAGCACCATGGGTAAGGATGTCAAGGACTATCCGGTACAGTTGCTGGAATACAACATTTATGCAGGACCCACACCACATTATACCTTAGTATTACAAACCTGTCAAGTGTTGTTTTTGGTGAACCTGGGGTTGACAAATCCAAAGAAATGTGCTATAATTGGTGGTTAAGCCAGGAACACATAGCTACCCCTTAGACCGTGAGGAAACGCCAGGAACACGGAAAAGACGCTCGTAACTCGTTGATTTTAAAGGGCTAAAAACCGTGTTTTATTTTATATTGCGTTTTGATATCTTGCAGGTGACCCACTCGTTATAGAATGCATCACTCAGCAGAGCCCCCAATGCAAAGATATAGTGAGTTTCCCAATATGAACACTCGGAGCGATTACGACCAAACATCACAATGGTCCGAGTAAAGTTCACTTCGCCGAGAGTCTTCACATCCTCTATCAGCATCTTATTAGAACCCCAATAGGTTTCCCAATCGCTTGCTTTGCGGATCTTCTTTCGCTTGCCCTTCACCGTTTTGTATGCGGCCTTAGTCAAGTATTTGCGCCCAATGTATCGGCGCCCATCTATCAAATTCTCTATGATATAAACAAAGCCGTATGCATCACCAATCACTTCATCACTCACACTCTCATTATTATAGGTCCAAGTCATCGGAATCCTCACTCTCTTCCATTATGTATTCGCTACAGAATGGGCAAAAGGTCGGATCATCAGGTGCTAAGTCTCCATCGTATACTATTTTGAATTGGGCCTCGCAGTTGTCGCAGGTGTGCTTTAGTGTTTTCATTAGGATCTCCATATATCTTTGCCATCGCTATATGTATCCCCTTCGTGGTCCTCAGTATGAGGAATGTCTAGCATCCAGTCTTCATCTTGCAGGGTGTATTCGCCTGACCTTTTATTGGCTCGCTCTCTGTTAATGTGGTGAATAAAATCGCGGCTCATTGAAGCCGTCGCAATACCTTCAGGCGATTGATGATATGCTTTTAGTTTCTCGCTTTTAGCCTGTCGAATCTCTGGCGTTTGTTCCCTTCCGTTGGCACAGGAGTACCCGCAGAATGGTCCTCTTTTTTTGTGAGTGATCCCACACTTAGGGCATGTCTTTAATGTCGGCATTTCTCGCTAGTTCGGTTGCAGGTGCGTTAATCGCTCAGGAATTTAACCATATTATGCCTAATACCATAGCTTCCTACTAGTTCTTTGTACTCTCTGGCTATGATTTTCTCACTCTTAAATACGGTAGCATAATAGTTGTTGTTACCATTATCTATAGTTTCCCAATCATCTTCGGTTGCATAGCATTGGTTTATATTGATATGAATGGATTCTTCTTCTATTCCATCTAGAGTTCTTATTGCGGGACTATAATACCATACAATAAGCACGTAATCGGATGGTCTTTTGGAGTATTTACCACCCATCCATTTTACTCTCTCAGGATTCTTTTGATTGGAGCCAGTAACTTTAATCTCGCACTTGGTATTGGTGTCTATGAATAATAAATCTGGATCTCTATCTGATTGTGCTTGAATGGTATTGTACCCGATGGAATTGAAGTAATTAGCGGATTGTGTCTCAAATATATTGGACATAATCTCCGACTTTAGTTTCTTACTGGATATGAATGGAAAGATTGGCAAGACTGTTTTTGTTACCAGTTCGGATATTCTAATCCAATGGTGTTGTTCATATGGATTCATTCTTCTTTTCGCTCTTGTACATACTCATTATCCCCACAGTCAATAGAAACCACCATGCTGACCAATCGTATTCTATGACAAGATACGCTGTTCCTGCAAATAGGCATAGATTATATAATGCGATTATTAATACTGTGATAGGATTTACCATTCTTCTACTCCCACGACTGGTACTATAACTCTACACATTGTACCATTGATTGCAGTATTATACTCCAAGTCAATACAATATCCAATAGCATTTTGTTTATATACCAGATTGAAATATTGTATTTTGTGGTCATTTAATACTTTGGTGATTTCTTCTATATCGCTTTTGTTTAAGGCTATCTTACTCATTTAATAATGTCCTGCTTTCAATGTCCCAATATTTTTCTACCGCGAACCTAGCATAATCTGAATCAATATATGTACCTAGAATATACTCGGTTTCTTTGTATATCTTGGCTCCCCATATACTATTCTGAGTGCCGACCTTGTAGGATGCGCCGATGATTTTACCATCAATATCATCATAATACACCCATTGGGAGTATTCTTTTTCTTGCCACTTTTTCATCGGTCAATCCTTGGTGGGCTAGGGAATGCAAATACCGCTTGAGGATTTAATTCCTCGGTGTTGCTGAGTTTTTCTATAATAGCTTTAAGCCTGATTATTTCTTGCTCTAGTTCTTTCACGTATTCATCAATATCATTATTATACATAAACGTCTATCCTTTTCCCTTTGCTTGGGTGTTCAATTCTCTTTTGATTTGCTTTCCTGATATATTCCAGATGGTCACGGTGAATCCGTTCCTGTTTGTCTTTGATTCGGTGATACTCTATTCTCTGTTGGACTTGTGATATTTTCATTTGAATTCTTGGAATATTCTTAACAGTGGATCTGGATATGGCATTGTTGCTTTTGTTGATAGAATATCCAGAATTAACCGAATATCTTCCCTCTCACGCCAGGAGCCATAGAACCAGCCTTTTACATTGGTATGACCCATAAACGTTTCAAAACCTGCTACGTAAACAAAATCTTTTCTTTCATATAACTCTGGGTAGGCTTTCAATTTACGTTTTACAAAAAAATCAAATTCGTAATGTGTGCCTGTAATTACAAAATACTTCATTTGTTCTTTTTTCCATACATTAATTGCATTGCATCAAATACACAATCATCAATTGGATTGTGCTTTGTAATATGTAGCTTAGAATCAAATGCTTCTACCCAGGCTGGTGTATCCACTTCCACATATCCATTCTTGGTACCATACAGAAAATCTACCGCAGTTCGCACATCACGCCAGCGAGAGAATGGCCATATAGGTTTTAACTCTAGTTGTTCTTCCATACTATCAAGGACCAGTTGGTCTAGGTTGCCTCTAGCCCAGACCCAACACTTCGAATCGTTTTTTGTATTTGCCCATTGGCGCATAGCCTCATACCCAATTTCAAATGTAATATCATCAGCACGTGGCTTAAATGATTTGTTCCGGGCGTTCTCACATTGTTTGGACCACCACTCAATGGTTGTCTTACCAACTTTGCGATCCAATCGCTTGATTTGATCCTGTACATCAAACTTCACAAAGAACGCGGAGTCTCGTAATTGTGTGTGGCTCGGCTCTTTATCTGGTTCAAAATAAATCGCAGCCATTGATAGGATCACCGAATTAGATTCTTTACCGAGAGTCTCAACATCAAATATAAACATAATGGTCCAATTAAAAAGGGGCTATAGTTCATTATACTACAGCCCCTCAGAAATTACAGGCAATTATTTAATCTGTGCCCATACCTTTGATTTGATTTGACTAGTCAATGATTCTGGTAGATGAACATAATCCAATTCTTCGGATAGTTTCTTACCATTTTTGAATGACCAATCAAAAAACTTTAGCACTTCCTCAGATGCTTTCTTGTCAACTGGATCCTTGTACATGATAATGAATGATGCTGTGGTTACAGGCCATGTATTATCGCCTCTTTGATCCACAATGGATACACCCATACCTGGTACTGAGAACCAATCAGCACCGACCGCAGCCGATGCAAATGTCAAATCATCTGGGCTAACATACTTACCATTTTTGTTTTGTAATTGCATGAATGTCAAATTGTTTTTCTTTACATACGCATACTCAACATAACCAATAGAACCTTTTACTCTGGTTACATTAGCAGCCACACCTTCATTGCCCTTACCGCCAACGGATGAGGCTGCGGGCCATTTAACGGCTGCGCCCTTGCCAACTCTATCGGCCCATGGCTTTGATACTGTTGCAAGATAATCAGTCCAATTAAATGTGGTACCTGATCCATCAGCACGGTGCACCACTGTGATATTCGTATCTGGCAATTTCTTACCTGGGTTCAATGCTTGTAGCTTTGGATCATTCCACTTTACAATATCACCCATGAATACTTCTGCTAGAACAGGACCAGTGATACGTAACTCACCAGCTTTGAATCCATCAAGATTTATAATCGGTACAGTACCGCCGATGATAGCTGGGAATTGTATCTGACCCAACTTATCAAGGTCTTCACCTTTGACTGGTGCATCGGTAGCACCAAATGTAACTGTCTTGTTGTTAATCTGGCGTATACCACCAGATGAACCGATTGATTGATAGTTTAATTTAACACCAGTTTCTTTACTATAGGCTTCGGCCCATTTAGCATAGATTGGATAAGGGAATGTAGCACCAGCGCCTGTGATATCTGCGGCTGATACTGTGATTGATATAGTGGCTAATATGCTTGCAATTAGTCTTTTCATTTTGAATCCTTATAGTTGATATGGGACAACCCCATACACTTATCTAGATTTTAATGTAATTGAAACAAAACTGTCACAATTCAAATAATCTGTTCGGTTTGTGTTTTGGTACCAATGCCAACATCAAGTCCGAGTAATGTGAAGCCTCGGTAGTTGTCTTCAGATTCAGCCTTCATCATTCTATTTGCCAATCCAAATTTAATATACTTAACATCCTCACTCTCATAATATTTACCATCATCGCCTGGGTATGATTTCCACTTGATACTGTATG